TATAAACAGAGTTCTTGGCTTCAGAGGGAATTTTTACTCCCTCTAAAGCTTATTAACAGACTTCTTAGGAGTTTTACTCCTTAGAAATCGTTATCCAGGGACGTAACCGCTCTTTACTCCCATTTTGAAAAAGATTGGAGTATTAGAGCGGGTAGTCATCGGATAAAAATATTTTGGGACAAAAATGGGACAAAGTTGGGATAAATAAAGTATTGAAATGAAATATAATAGTATTATAAAAATAGCAGAGGTTTTATTGCATAAGACAACTGCAAAGTATTCATTTAAAAAATAAGTGAATATTATGAAACCAAATTAAAATCTACAGCTTTTAAGAATAAGTAAAAAAACAATTGAGTAATTTGGACTAAAAATTTCATCATCCTAAAATAGTGCATTAGATTCGCAAAATAAGTTTTAATGATTATAACTTCTTATAAGTAAAGTTATAAATTAAGACTTTTATAAAATCTAATGCTTATTTATTTCAAGAAAACTTAAAGGTTGTACAGTAAGCATAGGAGGTGAGCTATATTCAATAATTTATCATAATGAGGATGATTTAAGGTTATGTAATAGGCTGATTAAATAAATGATTAAACTATTGTTAAAAATATTTGCAGAAAAATTCGTAACCTTAAACAAATAAAATTTAATTGAGGAAGGTGAGAAAAAGTGAGAACACCTTTAGAGATTTTGAAATTTAATTTACAAGAAAAACAGTATCCTTATTTTGAGGATAAAGAGCTAGAATTCCTACTAGAAATCAATAATAATGATGTAGAAAAATCGAGCTATAAAGGGTGTATTCTGAAAGCAATTGCAGATGATGGTATAGAAGTTGCAGGTGTAAAATTACAAAGTAATAGAGCTTACTGGTTAACTCTAGCAGAGTATTTCAAAGAAGAACAGAAAATTTTAAAAGATCAAACTCCTGTGGAAAGAGTTGATGAACATTAATGGCTAATATGAATAGAGGAAAAATAAGCAAAAAGATATATGAGCAGTTAGAAAAAAAAGGCTTATTAAGAGAAATAAAAATATTAAGAATAGGTAAAAATGCTTTTGAAGAAAAACTAGATGAAGTATATGTATGCACTATAAAGGGATATTATTATAGAAATAATAGTAATATAATTACAACTTCTATGGAAGGCCTGGAAATTAATAATTTATATAATGACAAATTATTAATTAGTTATAATGATGCAAGCTCTAAAATACAAAAAGATGATTATTTTATATTAGATGGAACTAAGTATGAAATAGTTGATACAGGAAATATTCAAAACCTAGTATTTGATATGATATTAAATAAGGTGTGATGACATGAGTGAGTTAGAAGTAAATATAGATGATGTTATTGATGGCTTATCAGAATTTGAATTGCAGTCTAAAACATCCATAGGCATGTATGCAGATATTGCTGCGAAAAATATGGAAGAGTATGCTAAGAAAAATGCACCATGGAAGGATCAATCAGGTAAGGATATTGAAACAATTAAAGGTGGAAAAGAATGGAAAGATGATGAATGTAATATTTATATTTCTGGGAATAAGGATTACTATCCGTCTTTAGAATTATGTAATGATAAAAAATATGCAATATTAAAACCAACTATAGATAAGTTAAGCCCACAAATACTTAAGGGAATGAGTAATTTATTTGGGAAGTGATGTAAATGTCTAAATTTAATTACAAAGTTCCAGGAGATTCCATACAGCAAGATATAATTAATAATGCTATACCTGAAACCTTATGGCAAAAGGTATATTTATATTTAAAAAAATTAGGATATAATGTGTATGCTCCTGGACAAAAGAGAAACAAATGTACAGAAAGTTATGTAGTTATAAGAGAAAATGGTGTCCATGCCTTAGTTGGAAACATATCTGGTTATAAACTATTTGATATTATAGTCTATAATCCTATGGATCAATATTCTACTATGGAATTTTATGTAGAAAATTTAAAAGAAGCTTTAAAAAAAATAGAAGATCTTAGACCTACAGGGAATGAGACACCAAGCATTATAGATTATGACGTACAAGCTTACACTACAAGCATAGAATATCAACAATTTAAAAGTTTGAGGAGGTAATTTAATGACAAATGGAAAAACTTTAGTTAATGTTGTGAAAGTTAATTTTAT